TTAAAGACTGTTTCGTAGTTGGTCTTTCTTCCGATGGCATTAGCTCCTTAATATCTTCTGAGATTTCCCACAAACTATCTAAATCTAATTTCATGAAGTATTCAGCGCTTGTGTGGGTATTTAAAGCCAAAGAAAAGCAGTGCTTTCTTAAATTTCTAGCACTGCCTGGCTCAATACCTAACTTAACAAAAAAGTTGATACCTTATTCTTGATTTTAGTTGTATCATTAGCTTTTAAAGCCTGTAACAATTCTAGTGGATACTTGCATCCTTGAGCAGCCAATGTAATACAATAAGCAGCTGTTAATTCACTTACTGGTGCAAAGTTGCCACCACTGAAATAAATCTTCTCTGCAGCTGTTACATCCATTGTTGTTAATTCTTTAAGTCCAGATAAATCAATTTCCTCAATTATCATATCTTCAAATCTATAAGTATTTGAAAACTTAACAAGTAGATCAATTTCTTCATCTTCCTCAGCAACTGCTCTCTTAATCTCAATAACATTATCTGCAGGTGCTTCACAAGCTTTTTCTACAGCTTCAGATACACTCGCTTTAATTGCATCTGGTCCTTTCGGATTCGCAAAAGGAATTTTAGCTTCCGCATTTTCATTTTTCTTTACATCTACACTTTTCATATTCACCTCTAAATAAGATTTCTGTGTTCTTCTAAATAATCAACACCATTCACAACGTAAATCATATTAATTTTATCAATTTCAAGCATTACCTTATTATCAATTTCTACCTTTAGATAAGTCGCATCTAAAGTCACTTTCGATTCGCCTGCTTTACCAGGAGAAACTTTTCCTAAATCAATACCTTTTGGATTACCTGCAATAGTTACCTTTTGACCTTGTAAAACATCTTTTCCTGTAGAGAGGTCCTCGCTCATGATGGCAGATCTAAGTACTAGAATTTTTTTGCCTGGAGCTAACAATTCAAATGCATCTTCATGTGCCATTCTAAAAGGCACCTCAATCGGTATTGGTCCAAAATGACCTGGAACCCAAACTTCAAGTTCTCCTGCAATCCCTGCCCCAGTAATTGTTTCTGTAATAGGTTCTAAGTTCGGAAGGGTCACTTCCGATTGAATCCCAACCATTCGCTGACCTTCATTATAAAGATTCATATTCGAAAATATTTTAGGTATCTTTTTCATTACTCACCTCCAATGGCAATTAATCCGCTTGGATCAAACTCTGTTGTATGAACAATTTCTTTAGCTGGAGTATTTCCGCTTAGTCTTGTTATAAACTTTAACTTGCCCTCAAGTAAGTTTTCATACGTTGCAGATGTATAATCAAATGAAATTTTACCTTTAGTAATCATGCCTGCAGATGCAAGTCCGTTTAAATACATATTAAATGAATCAACTACTGATTCTATTAAACGCTTATTTGTAGGATCATCTACTTTCTCAATGAACTTAAGTACAAACTGATTTCCAATAAAATCAAAGATTCTTCTAGTCATAATATATCTGTCTTTAGGATCTTCAGAACTAGGATAAGCACAAGTCTCATTCCCCCAGATTCTCCATCCCGACATATTTACTGCAGTTACAATACCAGCACTGTTTAATACATTCGCTTGTGACTGCTCCAAAAAAATTTCTTTCCCATCACTTAAGATGGTTGCTTCCATAGGTACTTTTTTATTTGATGGAGATTGATGCGGTACGTCTCCGTTTTTATTATCATTTGATTGAATAGCAGCAGCAGCGAATTGAGAGTAAAAATATGCTATGCCGTTACATTTAATCTTTGGCCATAATGCAATCGCGCCTTTTTCAGTGTAGCCATTCTCATTTTTCCATGCACCGACTTTTGTGTGATCATGAATTGTTGGATCACAATCTACAATAACGGTAGCATTAAAACAATCATGGATATTTCTTGAGATTTCTTCCATTTTTCTAGCCACTTCAGATTTCTGAGAATATCCTGGTACAATAACAAGACCTGGTACTAAAGACAATCTTGGATAAACTTGTTTAATTAATTCTAAACCCGTATAAGCATTCGTAGCTGCGTCATATCCACCAATGATATCTGCTTCAGTAACTTTTGAAGCATCAATTGCTGAATAGGTTAACGAAACTTTTGCTTCATCTTTAGCAGTTCCACCACTATTAATCGTCACCTCAAGTTTTCCTTGAGTATTAAATCCTAATGTATAATCTGCATCTCTTGCATAAGTTGTATCACCAGCTTGATTCTTGACAACAACAGTTTCTTTTAAAATTCCAGTTACATTAGATGTAGCTATACCATTCGTCACATCAACTAAAATGTCTGTTGCGTCTTCTTTATGCTTAGTTTTATCTAATACATTAATAAACACTAACGGTGCTATCTTGAAAACATTTAATGATAACTCCATTGATGCACATAGAGTATAATTATCAAATTCCTCGCTAAATCCAAATAACTGAGCTGCTTCATCAAAATTTTTGACTTTCACAGGCACATTAAGCGGAGCATCTTTTACTAAGTTCACAGGTGCAGTACCTACAACAACTTGAACTATTGCAGACTCTGCTGCATCGACTGTTGGAGATGGATTTTCGTATCCATATATTCCATGTTTATATTCCAATTGAACCTCCTAACTAAATTCATCGTTTTCGAGCCTTATTCCTTGACTCTTCCAATCAACATCTACCCAACCTAAATAGTATGGTGCATATTCAGTCTCATCTAATAACCAACTAAGATTAGTCATTCTAAACTTTCCGCAGTATGGATTAGAAAGAAACCCTAAACGAACATCATTTATGATATTTAAGACATCTTGAGTGCCTTGATTATCAAACTCAGCATCATATGTACATATCATAAAAGTAAGACCTGTTATTGATTCCTGATCGCTGTCTAAGTTATCTGTACCATCCATTAACTTTACGATTATATACGGACAGTACTCGGGATCACTCTCATAAAGATTTTCAGGAAGTGTTTGTTTGAAAACTTGAAGTTTAGCTTCACCTTTCTTACTTTTGTAGATTTTTTCTGCAAACAAAACTTTAAGTTTTTCTACTACAGCACTTTGTAATTCATACATCATTAGTGAACCTCCATGATTCTTTTAATTTCATGATCAAATCTCTTATGATAAACTTCCATGGCTGTTTGTCTTACCATTCTTCTAAGTTGCTTATCTTGAAAAGCTTGTGGTACTGCTAAAGATGTTAATTTTCGCAGTGGCAACCTCTTTTTTGTTGTTCTTTCAAAAATATGATCATTCATTTTTGCAGATATAAATGCATGTTTTAGTATATGATTACCATTATCTTTCCGAATTGCTATTCTCACAGGTTTAGATTTTTCAGGGTTTCTAGGATTATATTTACCTGGTAATACTTTAAAATGTTTTAAAGGCATTCGTTGTCCACTTGATGTTGTAATAGCTCTAAGATTGTTCCTAGTTGCCTTGTTAACAGTCATTGTTGACTTGATGGTTTTTGCCTTTAAATGATAAATTTTTCGTGTTTCTTTAGATAAATTTGTATTTACATTTGCAATAGCTCTATTTAATGATCTAGAAACAACAAGTGGCGCTTTGTGTTTCATATCACCTAACATCAATTCGGCTTTTTTAAGCTCGACTGCAGTAATCATAAGAATCCCTCTAAGATAATTTCATAAGTTAACCTGTTATCTGAACATGATAATACATTGTATGTTTCATCATTAAACTGCATTCTTCCATTCACTCTTGGCTTTTTGGTTAACTGAGATTTTTTTACTTCAAACATAACCTCTGCTTTTATCAAGCTTTCACCCATTTTTATTTTCAATTGCTTCAAAGTGTGAGGCTTCATGATGATAATGCAAGGGATGCCATTAATACTGGCATCCTCTGCAATCTCATCTGTATTAAAAAAGAGATTTAAATCGCCTTCTTGAACTTCCTTAAGAGTATGCATAATAGTCACCTGCTCTCTTATTCTTCATCCTCATCAGCATCTTCAATCTCTTCTGACTCATTTTCATTTGAGCCACCATTGGGCGGTTCGTTTTCTCCAGTACCATCCACTTCTACAACATAATCATTGTCAATGGCAACCCCTGCTTCAATAAGTCTTTCGCCTTCCTCTTTTACAATCTTAACAACGTCATCCTTATCGTACATTTTCCCATTATACTTAATCGAGCCAACTGTTACTTTAATATTCATAAAGCCTCCTAAGCTAATACTTTAAGAACTCTCCAAGCCTTTGTGTTCTCCGGCACTGGAAGTGGTCTTGAAGTCAATCTCATCTTTTCAGTTTCAGTATCTTCGTCAACGATGAATTTAGGTACTCTTCTAGCTTCAACTGAAACGGGTTTTTTATTCTTGTACATAGTTACAGCTGCATAGTGCATTTTACCAATATCTTTACTACCAAGAATTACAGTACCCTTTGGTAAAATAGGCTTTTCTACTTCATCTTTATCTATATACCATTCTTCATATGACATAAGGTCCATATCAAGTTCTAATAATCGTCCTAAGAAAGTTGTTCCATCAGCTTTAACCTTTGGTTCAATATTTCCAAGCATAATATTCTTTTGATCAAAAGCTGCTTGTACTTTAGGATGAGAAAGAAAAGCTGTTTGAGCTTCAGCATCCATTAAACAAAGTTTAGGTGCTTTGCCAGTATCCTTAAGAATCTTACTTCTCGTTGCTTTTAAATCTGCTAAAGGATCTGAATCTGGATCAGACCATAAATCAGTACCTGATAAGGTGATTTTATCATCATCAGCAAATTTAATTTCTTTTTTGAAGCCTTCACCTTCAATAGTCACTTTTTTATTCAAAAGAACTTCTCTCATTTCCCATTGTTCAGTTCTTGTGATTTGGTCATCTAGCTCTACCAGATTCTCTTTAACTGCTT